ATGGCCGTCCTCCAGACCCACAAGGTCGTCGCGCAACTGCCTGCCGCGCTGGAGCCGAACGCGATCTACTTCGTCCGGCGCAGCACCGGCTACGACCAGTTCGTCACCAACGGCGCGGGCGTCGTGGTGGCATACCCGATGAACGTCCGCATCCCAGCGGCTGTCCCTGGGTATCTCGCCGACGGCTCCATGTTGCGGCTCGCCATGAACCCAGACGGCCAACTGCCGGCGTACACCGCCGGCGGCGCAACTCTCAACCTGCAGGTGCTTTTCAATGGCTGATGTACGACCGACGAAGTTGCAGAACGACGGAAACGGCTACGGCAGTCTCCGCGAGTTCGCCGACGGCGAAACGGTGCCGGTTGCGCTTGGCGGGACAGGTGCGCCGACTGCTGCTGGCGCTCGCACTTCTCTTGGTCTGGGGAGCGCTGCAGTTCGTAGCGCCCTTGGATCAACTGGGGCTTTGTACTCGCGAGACAGCATCCTCGGCGCCGTTTCGCAGTCGAGCGGGGTGCCAACTGGCGCGGTGATCCAGCGGGGTAGTAATGCGAACGGTGAGTTCGTGCGGTTCGCTGATGGAACGCAAATATGCATAGTCACGTTGTTGGGCGACGGTAGTCAGCAGCCAGGTACGTCTATATCACTGCCCCTGCCGGCTGCATTTCTGGGTAATTGGACCACAGGTGTCAGCGTGAGTTGGGCGTCGCATGCGAGCAATCCTTCTGTGGCAAACGGGCTGAAAGTTGCCTATGCAAACGGCTCGACATTGTTCTTCATCCTTCAGGACGCACTGGCCACCAATCGTTTGATTTTCACTTTGGTAGGGAGATGGTTCTGATGATCATCAAGTTGTCACCGTACGCACCACTGCCAGGCAGCGACGAGCACCTGTCGCTGAGCAGGGCTGGCGATGTACTCACCGTGAACGGCCAGGCGTTCGACTTCACACCGTTACCGGAGGGTGGCGAACTGCCGGCTGAGGCTATTGGATCAGAGTGGTTCGCCGGTCCCGCAGTGCGACGTGCCGACCGGCTGGAACTGAGCCTGCGGTTCCCGCTGGCTGATGATGCAAGTGCCGCCGCTCGCTTCCCTGAACCGTTGCTGATCGATACCGATGGACCCGTGGAGTTACCGCGATGATCGACTGGAGCCAGGTAAAGACCGCTGAACAGCAGGCGCAAGGACGCTGGCAGGCTGAGTACGATGCCGCGGCCGTGGCTCGGGCAAATGCCTACCGCCTGGAGAGTGACCCGCTCAAGACCGAGGCCGAGTTCGACGCTATCAAGGCCGGCGTGGAACCGGACTACTCTGCCTGGGTCGCCAAGGTCGAGGAGATCAAGGCCCGCTTCCCGTTGCCTGGTCCACTACCCGAATAGGTAGTTGTGACGAGGTTCGCGTTTTTGCCACGTTCCGACAGTCTGATATGCGGAGTAGATAGGGATGTTGGTATGGACGAGATGTTGCGGCGTAGGCTCCGGGCGGAGTTACTGGAGGTGGGGTTCCTCAACCAGTGTTGCCTTGACCTGATGGAAAGCATGGAGGCTGAGTTCAGCCTCACTGATGACCAGCGCGAGTGCATCGAGCAGCTCAGCCGATTTCTGCAGGAGGGGATCGGCAAGCTGACATCTCTGTCAGAGCGTGTGGCGGCTGGCGATATTGTCGTGCTTTGTTGAGCGTTTAAATTCCCTTTCCGCACGTCAAGGCCGGCGCTGAACCAGACTACAGCGCTTGGATAGCCAGGGGCGAGGAGGTCAAGGCCAGGTATCCGCTGCCGGAGGCGGGCGGCGTGTAGACTACCCATTTTGAATGGGGTCATGGCGAACCGTGCGGGGCGTCTACGAGGTAGAGCGCTGATTGAGAGCAAGCGCTTGCATACAAATGGAAACCCCGCCGAGGCGGGGTTTCAGCTAGGTTTCTAGTCCACGGCGATAAGACCGTTTCGATAGGTGCCTATGCAGTCACGAATCTGGGTTGGCGCAGAGGGGGCGCGCCTTATGTCTTGAGAGGATGGGATTGCCCCGCTCCTATCCGAACAGGAAATTTGGCGTGAGCGACTATTTCGGTCATTTTGGCTGGATCTGCCGATCTGCCCAGAAACGTCACGATAGTTAGAGGTCATGTGAATAGCCCGTATGGTTGTGAACCAGTTTTGGCTCATTGAGCATTGCGAATTTCTCGCCTCTCTTGAGCACACCAATGTGGGTTCTTCCTCCAACGGTAGCTACACCGTTGGCGAACCGCTGCATCCCTGACTGCAAGTTCACCAGCAATTCAGCTAGCTCAACTGCATACTGGGTTGGGAGATTTCCAAAGTCAATATCTGCAACGCAATCCCACCAGGGGAGATTCATTTCTCTTTGAGGCGCCTCGAACGTGAAGCCTTCAGGGATATTGACACCTGCGGCCAGCAGCTGATCAACCACCGATTGAGCCGCTTGTCGGGTGCGCGATTCGATCTCGCGATTTATCACTCCACTGACAGATTCGACAATTCTGCCATCCACCCCAACAAGAAGCCTCTCTACAAAATCAGACTGCCCGCCGAAACACGCGCCTGAGCGTGTCTGCCAAAGAAACTGCTCCTCGATCGTCAAATCTTTGACGAATATCTTGTAAACCTTACTCGTCTCATCGTCTGCTCCATAGCCACCGACAATAAATTGAACGTCTGGCATATAGGGCTTCTGTTCTTCTGGGCAATTCTGGTAGTTGACCTGCTTTTCCCACTCCTGACGAACAGCCGCCATAAAGTCCTTTGCGACCTGCTCTACCGTCCGGTAACGACGGCTCTCCGATGCACAGAGGCGACTGAACTTCTTGGCGAAACCTGCAATCGTCACACCATTCAACGTCGCCATGCCAGCGGTTACGGCCGCGACAGAGGTATCCTCATCTTCGTAGAGGAGGAACATCTTTTGTGCTCCAGAGAAAACGTTGGTGACGAACGGCTGCAGGTACGCAGTGGACACAACCTTCTCTCCTGAAGCATCAATCAATTCTTGACCATTCGCGTCTCTGGCAAAGGTTGCGTCATTTCGGAACGGCAGAATTGCCTGTTCGACGATGCTCGATAGGCTGTCGCACCCTAAGACGATTGAGTCATAGGTTGCGATTGCGATGTTAATTGTCAAGGGCGCTCTCCTTAGCAAGGGTGCGAGAGTATCGCGCCAAGGCGTTTTGCCATCAAATTTTGGTGATGATCGGCTTAGCCTCGACGGTGGGTTAGGCGTGTACCGTGAAGCAGTCGCGGATTTGGGCACTCCCTCTCCAAATAGGCTCGCCCGTCAAAAATAGTTTCCGCATCAGAAACCAGACCCCCCGGTTTTGCTGGTCTGCAAGCCCTGTCTGGATTTTCTGGTGCGGAAATGTATTTTTCCTAACTAATTGATATGTATGGATATGGTTGCTGCCCGGTGAACTCCCTCCCAACCTGTCTCCTCGGGCATCCACCGTGCCAAAGGAGATACCCGTGTCCGTCCCGACCCATCAGCAAGACCTGATCGCCCTGCTCGAAGAGCGTGGCTTCGTCCACCAGTGCACCGACCGCGACGGCCTCGCCGCGCACCTGGCCGCCGGTCCGGCAACCGCCTACCTGGGCTTCGACGCCACCGCCGACAGCCTGCACGTCGGCCACCTGCAGGGCCTGATGCTGATGCGCTGGCTACAGAAGGCCGGGCACCGCCCGTTGCTGCTGATCGGTGGCGCGACCACCCGGATCGGCGATCCGAGCTTCCGCGATTCGAGCCGGCCGATCCTCACCGAGGCGCAGATCCAGGCCAATATCGACGGCATCGCCCGGGTTTTCTCGCGCTACGTCGAACTGCACGACGACAGCCTGGTGAACAACGCCGAATGGCTGGACGGCGTCGGCTACCTGGAGTTCCTCGACCGGGTCGGCCGGCACTTCTCGATCAACCGCCTGCTGACCTTCGACGCCATCAGGCAGCGCCTGGACCGCGAGCATTCGCTGTCGTTCCTCGAGTTCGGCTACACCCTGCTGCAGGCCTACGATTTCGTCGAACTGTCGCGCCGGCGCGGCTGCACCCTGCAACTCGGCGGCGCCGACCAGTGGGCGAACATCATCAACGGCGTGGAGCTGTCGCGACGCCAGGGCGGCGCCCAGCTGTTCGGCCTGACCATGCCGCTGCTGGCCACCAGTGACGGGCGCAAGATGGGCAAGTCGGCGCAGGGTGCGGTATGGCTCAACGCCGAGCGCCTGGCGCCGTTCGACTTCTGGCAGTTCTGGCGCAACTGCGATGATCGCGACGTCGGTCGCTTCCTCGCCCTGTTCAGCGAACTGCCGATGGATGAGGTGCGCCGCCTGGGCGCCTTGCAGGGCGCCGAGCTGAACGAAGCGAAGGTGGTCCTGGCCAATGCCGCCACCGCCCTGGCGCACGGCGAGCACGCCGCGCGATCCGCCGCCGATGCCGCGCGCGGGGTGTTCGCCGACGGTACG